GAACTCGTAGATATTAAAAAGTGGGCACCCCATATCGGAATGTTTATGTTGGAATTTGGAGCTGTAGAGTCATTTACTCTGAGCTTGCTCAAAGAACTAACTACCGACACCATTTACGAAAAAAGCAAAGATTTACCACTAGCCAAAAAAATCAATCTCATCATAAAATTAATTGATGATTCTAATGAGTACTCAGGCCTAAAAGAAGAACTAATCCAATGTTATAAAGATATTAACTCTCTCAAAAAGATAAGAAACATCATTGCTCACAATACTATCAAGTTGGTTTTTTGGACCGATATACAACCTGCCGATGCACCCTATGAAGAAGTCTTATACTGTGATAAAGATGAAAGTGTCATCACTTTAAAGGAAATAAAAAACCATAATGTTCAGTTAAGCATTTTAGTTGAAACGCTGTACTTAATAGAAAGCATAAAAATAGGAAGACAGATAAAAGAGGATTTACAGTATTTCAAAACTTCAGGCCTTAGGTTCACATTTCGTGACGGATTACAAAAAGATTAATATGACAATAATATTTATTAATGACATTGCTCTCGCACATACATCTGTAGACCAATCATTTGAGCAGTTATGGTGGCGAATCGCTCCCGAAGAGTGAAATAATCCCGTTGAGCGGCGTCATCAAGTCGGGGGGCGGTTGCATCAGAGCCGCCGGTGGTGCCGGAGGCGTTACGCACTCGCTCACAGGTGGCGTGGAGCTGCAACCGGCGAGTGCCGTTAGCGACATCAGCACGCAACTGATCATTCTCAGCTTTGACACGGGCAATTTCTCCTGTGTACCAGGTATCAAGCTCTGCAAGTTTGCGCTGCCTCTCAAGTATCTTTTTCTTTGCATCTTTAACCGCGTTTAATTCACGGTTAAGTTCAATTAAAGATGTCTGCGATTCTGTGAGCTTGTCGTGGTAATGATGTGCAATCGAGCCAGTGATAACCACCCCAAAAGCAAGCACTCCGATAAGTAAGGCACTTAACTTAAAGGTCATCTACGCTGTCCGCCATGCATATTGCGTACTCAACTTTTCGCCGATTCATGAGTCCTTTCCACTTCTTGCCACCAGCGTAAATCCAGCGCTTAAGCTCGTTACATGACCCGACATAATCACCGTCGTTAAGCTTTTTCATCAGAGTAGATTTGATAGCTGCTGAGGGGCCGACGTTATAGGCAAATGAGTAGATAGCGGCGCGTTGGGTATCAGTAGTGTTTACCTTGATGTGCGGCTCAATCTGGCGAGCGATACGTGTCATATCAGCTTGGGTAAGCGCATCACACTCGGCATCGGTGTAACGCTTTCCCGGAATAATGTCTTTGCCGGTATGTCCATCACAAACCGTAAGAACGCCAACCACATCCCGATAAGGCACATACTCGCGCCCTTCTAAGCCGTCTTTACCAGTAACCATTGCGGTGGCAATAGCAATAGCCCCACCGCCTACAGCTGCGACAATTCGTTGTTTTAATGCCGGGGACATTATTCTTCCCTTGCGGCTTTACGCCGATCTTCTTTGATTTTGAAATAGAGGTTGGTCAGGAAGGTAAGGAAGCCGAATACCAGGCTGCCGAGTACACCAATAGCCGCCCACTGTGATGGGGAAACTTTATCGAGGAGCTGGAGCACCCAAAACCCGGCATTTCCTACAGACGTACCATAGGCAATGCCCGTCGTTAATTTATCCATTTGATACATACTCTCACCTCCTCTGTTAAGGGAAGTGTTCTGTGTTAAGACAGGAGTGGAACGGGGATACAGAAAAGGCAAAAAAAAGCCAGCTCGGACAAGCTGGCCTTAAAAGGAACCTCATAAATAATAGTGCCGGGTGCTTCCCGGTGAGACTTTGACTGGCAACAAAGTCTCGCATGCTGCTCACCCTTGGACTTAGCCAGTAATGCCCCACCGCACAGGGGGATTCACCATTAAAAGTGTTGGATGTCAATCGCGCATGCCAATGCAACGATGGCACAAATTTAGCATTGGGCCCTAAATCTTCAAGCCATTACCGATAAATAAAATTTTACCCCAAAAAAAAACCAGTTCGGCAGAACTGGCAACATGCGTTACTTCAGGACACTCCATAGCCCTTGTTCTGTAACGTACTATTCTTCCCCTGAGTTAGTCAGGTGCGGCACATCTCAGTTTTAACAATGAAGATGAGCTCGGCACTCAATACCGGAAGAATTCGCTACAGCTAATTATTTGCACCATGTGAGGGGCGCGCTTTAAAAGTAGCAAGTCCTGGGACGAAAAGGATCGCTGGCATTAACTAAAAAGGTTTTATTTTCACATCGTGATTATTATCAACTTTTTAGTTTCCAGCACGTTTGCAATGTTTGAACGCCAGATAACATGAAAAGGCCGCCTCTCACACAAAAAGCTCTATACCCAAAAAAACAAGGCGGTTATAGAACGTGCCTATGTAAGGAGCAGGAGCGTATCTCTTTACTGGACGTCAAAAGAGTTTTTGTAGGAAAGCCAATCATGCCAGACGTTCTCTGGGTCAACGTCAGGATAACCACGGCTCTCATTCATTTTTAAAGCGATATCGTCAGGCATTACCATACCGACTGCATTATCGCGCAGTGTCTCAACCTCTTGTTGCGTCAACTCGCGACCGAGTTCTTTCTCTTTTGCAGTGAGTAAAACGATGAGAGCAGGAATAAATACCAGTGCCATTTGTTGCCTCTGAAGGTGTCGGTAATGGAAGTCATATTATCCGATGGCACATGTCGCAGAAACAAAAAAACCCGCGCAGGGCGGGTTAGATACAACAGAGGCAAAATAACATAATGCAGATAAATTTACCGGTTTTAGTTCGGATTTGCAATAACTTGTTTGTAATTTGCTACCTTCTGCTTCGAACGTGTTTTTGCTGCATCTATTACGGCCATCTTATCCAGATACAGAAAATTGGCTCTCATTTGCGCCCACCGTGCGGCATATCCTTCCGACCACGTAGATTTTGTTACTCCAACCATCTGCGCCAGCTCCTGGGCTTTGTAGCAGCCTTGCGGCTCATTTCGTAACTCGCGTTTAACGTCCTGCGCCGCCAGCCATACCAAGGCACGTAAACGCTCCAGTGTCTTACCGGCGATGCGCTGTCCTTTGATTTCCTCGCTGAAAGTCTCCCATCCCCAGCGTACTATCTCGACCTGATGTGCATAACGTATGTTTTCGGAGTAACACCACAGCAGCCAGGCGCATTCGACTTCATCAAGCGCCAGTACAGCCCGACGCCAGCTCGCGGTAGCGTATTCGACGGGAAGCACCAGCGCGATTGATGAACCTTTGGCTCTGGACTGCACTCCCGGTACGGGTGGGTTATTTAAGGTAATCATGTCCCCGGTTTCCTCATCCCTAACCTTCAGGCGCTTTCGCTTGTAGCGGTTCGTGGCTAATTGAGCGTTTTCTGCGAACGCAACGAGTTGCCCCTTGGTTGACCCGCTTAAATCAGCGGTCGCGGTAATGAGTTGCTGACGGATGTATTCGTAATCCTGTGCTATCACTCTTCAATCTCCGTGACTTTAATACCCAGACGTCCACCGGGAATGACTTCCCCGCGTATTACTTTCAGCTCGTCTATTTGCGAGTCGTTTTGCATGAAACCGCCCTTTTCCAGTGAGTCGCAGACCGCTTTGAGGATGTTGTCGATATCGCGGCGGCGTTTATCAGGCATGTTCGCGATAATGCGCAGCCTCAGCCGCGCAGAGGTGTTTATGTCGAGCTTGAGGATATGCAGGATCTCCTGCACTGCCCGACGGTACTCTCGGCCTTTCTTATTGATGTAGGTAATGCCATTTCCACGCCGCCAGTAATCGTTAACACTTGGTGGATACGGCAATGTGAATTCATAGGTGTTCGTCATTTGGGCACCACCAGACCGCGCCGCGTCAGTTCCCGAAGCGTAAGCACGATGGCGCGGTCCATTAATGCGCGACGCTCCTCTCTTGTCAGTTCGCTGCCGTTATCGATAGCATGATGACAGTCAACACAGAGCGCTGCCGTCAGGCTGTCATCGACCTTAAGGCCCATGCCTTTGTCCTCGTTGCGATGTGCCGCCTGTACCCCCCACCGGCGGCAAAGGACGCAACAATCTAACTGGCGAACGGCGGCCAGCCATTTAGCGCTTCGATAAATACTCTTCACCCTCACCTCCACATCCGCTGTTGAAATGTGGTGTCTTGCCGTGGCGGGTATTTGCTTTCCGGCAGCAGTACGCGAACAACGAACGTCTTACAGTCAGCAGACTGAGACCGCTCCGCTTTCATACCGCGTTTGCGATACTGGCGAAGCAGCTCGCCGGCCTCTTCTGCGGTGCAATCCGAGTGTTCAAACCATCCCATACGCATGATTAAGCCTCCTGCTCTGCCCGGAGCTGCGCATATTCACAGTCCTCAGGAATAGTGAGGCGGCAACCGATGCTCAGTGCCCAAGCTTCAACTTGCGAGAGGAAGAAATGCATCTCGCCGGTATCGAGGTCGGAGGTATGACGGAGGGAACTGATTGTGGTTTTCTCGCCGGTAATGACGTCAGTCATCTCACGGCGTTCGTAGCCGAGGTAAGAATGCTTAAGCGCGTCTTTGACCCACCCAGGAGAAGCAAAGGCTTTGCCCCGCTTAATGAGATAGTTACTGATTTCAGCAAACCACATGTGCGCCAGCGCATTCTGTGAAAGGCTGCGAGTTTCGCGCCACGGTTTGATGATCAGGCGGTAGCAATCGCCAGTAGCCAGTAGCGGCTGCAATTGCTGGCCGATGGAAGCGAAGTTGGATTTGTGAAGGCGGATGCCGTCTTTGGGAAAGTTCACGCCGCACCTCCGTAGAGGTCAAACGCTAAACACAGAAAAACCCCGCTCACGGGTAATGCCGAGAGCAGGGCAAAGTCGGGGAGTTTTAGAAATTGCATCTGCGCCATAGATTCCCTTGAATGGCACAGTGTTACTTAGCGAGCTGTTCAGGCTCGGAGCTTATTTTAACTAAAACCAAATATTCTTTGCATCACTGCGAGCCGCAGATGAAACCATTTCCTTTAGAGTGTTAAGCGAACACACGAACTCATTGTTTCTAAGCGCTACTGAACGCCAGCGGGATTTATCGAATCGCGTAAACAGCACTCTTTCTGGTGTTTTCCGTTTCCCGCTGCGCGTCTTTACCTCATCGATTTTTCCGACGATCTTACAGCTTTCACAGTCGATCAGAACCAACCCACTCTCCGGCAGTGCTAAATTAAATACTCTCACAAAGTTCATCTCCAATGATACGGATGTAGCAGATATAGAAAGTAACCAGGCCTGATTAATTGCGTGAAAATTATTATAAGTGTAATGTTAATTTTCAACAGCTTTTAAATCATTAACAAAAAATTCAATGATCAATATAAAAACAACCCTAAATAAAAATTCGAAAAATGAATCAACATAATTCAAATAGTTAATTACACCCCAAATCACATGCATTTAATACTTGACAGAGTGACTTATTGTGAAGGATTCAACGTGCAGGACGCTGCTAAATTACTATCGCAGCGTCACTCATGTGTAACCGCACCATCATAAAGCACGAACTAACTAGCTTGGTATTTCCCTTCCAGCTGCGACCGGTAAAATTCCTTTAATTTCTTTACAAAGCAGACTGCTGATAAAAGAGAACCTATCTCACCAATAAAAGACATGAACATTAGCATGAAAAATAATTCTGTAACGACATATAGAGCCAACTGGATACCAGATGCCAAGTCCGGCGACTGGTGCAAGGTATCGATAAGTGCATAAATCCCTGAGTAAAATCCACAGCCAGATAGCACTAAAAAGGCCAGAGGGACAAGAAGACTTATGATAAACCCCTTTGCAGACACTTTTGGCACATCGTTATCATCAACAGTAAAAGCTTTATGATGTTTTAAAACCCTGTAATCACCAACCGGATATGAAAGTGAGTTATTGGTATATAGATAATCAAAAAATATACGAAGCGTTGGAATTCTAAAGTGCAAACCGTATTCAGCCAACTTAAGCTCATTAGCATAAATGCTTGCCTTATCCCCCTCGCCGTCCTGATAAATAATAGCCAGCGCATCTAGCTTGTCTTTTAATGGCAAAGAAAGATATTTATTAGCTGATATCACTTCTACAATCTTAAAGGGTGTTTTCGCAAATTTTAGTATCAAGCCAGCCACAGTCAACATAACTGGTATAGCCGCGACCGCTTGTGGCAAAGTCAGCCCCCAATCAGCCAGTATTTCTTTAATCAAAACCAATCTCCTTTTTCATTATGAATGGGATTCACCCCTAACAAAATGATATCTAAAGGAAGCTTATTACCAATCTTTCAACAAAACAATAAATTATCTTTAAAAGCTATTGTGCGTATCGCTAAGTTTTTTTGCTGCTTATGATTGAGGAGGCAGGAATAGCACCATATACACACAAAACACGCCTCATAGCTCCACTGGCGCGGCATTCGTTGAAAACCAGATTTAGTGTCTTACCCTCCCCTTTTCTGCGCAGACGATAAGTAAGCATTTGCCAATCACGAGACTCAACGATGAGTTCCCCTCCATGCTCAAGCTTGCGCGCGGCATGCTGTATGGACTGCATAGTTAGCCCGTAGGATTCTGCAATTTGCGCAGTAGTGAAGCTAGTGTGTTTAAGCAGGTAATGTTTTATTGCTTCTTTCGCTGTCATCGATCCGACTCATCAAACGCTCTTGCATGGTTTCTTCAAAATGTCGCGCCGTAATCGGGCGATGATTTCTAAGCCCCGCTCACGGGAAACGGGCTGAGGCTTGGGCTGTTCAATCATCGGCACCGGATCAGGGATGGTTTCGCCGCTGGCGATACGCCGGGCCATCTTCAGCAGCTCCGCCTTTGCCTGTTCGGCCAGCTCCTTCTCTGTCCAGCCGTTAAGCCGCATACCGCTATACAAGCCCGTAACCAGCCAGTAATGGGCGGCATTCTGCCAGGGATAATCCGTTGGCGAGGCGTAAAGCCCACGACGGGCGCAGTAGGTGCGTACCATTGCCAGCAGTTCAGCCACTGCCGGAAGCCCGGCCTGCTCGAACTCCCCTTCCCGGCACCAGTCGATAAACTGCCCCGGCGACGGCCAGAATGGGGAAAGGCTGGCGCGAGCTCGCTTCATGCCTGCGGCCAGTTGCTCACGTCGGGTGATGCCGTTCTCAGCGAAGGCGATGATCCACTGCTGCTTTGCTGCGGCCTCGTCAGCCTCGGTGCGCAGGCTGGTGGCGTTTGCCGCGGGGAATACCTGCTTGAGCTGACGAAACAGCGCATCAACCAGACGCTCAGCCTCGGTGTTTACTACGCCCTGTTCGGGGCGCTCCGGCGCCAGATGGTATTTACCTGCCAGCCGGGAGACCGTGCGGTTGTCGCGTTGTGCGATGGCCTGAATCAGTTGTTGGCTCAAAACACGTCCTCCCACGCCTCCGGGCTGTTCCAATGTGGAACGTGACCAGAGTTAACTGGGGTTACGGCGCGTCCGGTCGCTTTGACCTGGAATAAACCCTGCCAGCCGTTGGCGATGGACTGGTTAATCACATCCGCCGGGTTGTCGCCAGCATCCCGGAACTGACTCAGCAGCTGGATGGCCTTCGTCACGGTCAGCATCGACTTGATCGGTTTTTTGCTCTCGGCGCGGTACTGAACCCATTCATGCCAGACAGCCGGATCGAGCCAGTCGGGCAAATCAACATCAAGCGGGTTGAATTTCGCCTTCCCCCCCCGGGGGGTTAGGGGGGTTATATATATTTTATTTTTATTTCTTTTGTGTTTAGCCGAGTTGGCTAATGTTTTATTAGCCGGGTTGGCTAATCTCTCATGGTGCGTTGTATTAGTCGATTTAGCTAAACTTGTATTAGCTGTTTTGGCTAATGTTTTGCTGTTTTGGCTAATGCCTGTTTTCCAGTCAGATACGACTTTATTGATGCCTAATTGGTTACCCGATGAAACAAGAATGTTCATCGCGATAAGCTCATTTTTTGCCTTGCAGATGTGGGTATGATGAATCCCAGTTTCTTCCGCAATCTGCACATTAGAAATGCGATCCAGCACCCTGCCGAACCCGTAAGTCTTGCGCATTACCGCCAGCACAACTTTCAACTGTCGCGCCGTCAAATCGGCAGCAATAACAGCCTCAAGTAGCTCATTTGCGATTCGGGTAAACCCGTTATCTAAGTCAGCCACACGTTCACAGACCTCCCGATTTTCAGGGTATAACTGAACAACTTCCCCCAACCGGGAAGTGCCAGCGTTTACAGATTTCAAAGCTCCTGGCATAATTACCTCGCAAATGAACGCTTTATTTGCACTCAGAAGCCCCGGAACTGTTGCAGCAGTTCGGGGTTTCGCCTTTTAAATGTTCCAGCATTGAGATCAGCGCTTTCGCCACCTCTGCTGTCTGCTCGCCTTTGATGATTACCGTCTCTTCACAATCATCAAATCCAATTACCGCCAGCAATCTGGCAGCACGCTCAACAAAACAATTTTTCCCGGTCTGCATCCGGCTAATTTGAGAATGGTGAATGCCCATTTTCTTGGCAACCTGCGCGACGCCCAGGGCGGCTATGCCGCTTCTGATTCGGGTTTCGATCTGTAATTCCTTGCTGGTTGTGCTTTTTTGTGTGGTGTTCATAAACAATGATTCCCAATATTCCTTTCAATACAAAAAAATCAGATACTTGAAGATGGTTATTAGTTATTTATCGCTTCGCTTAGACATGCCTTTTCTTGTCACAGGCTTCATAAAAATTGGGGTCATACTTGAGCACTCCATCTGTAAGGTGATCAAGCCTAGCTGCGCGCTTCTCAGGCACGGTATCACCCCATCTGGTGACAGCAACTTGAGATATACCCAAAGCACGAGCAATGGCGGCTTTTGAACCAAAATGGCTAATTACACTTTTTGTATACATGCACCCTCCTAGTAACTTTTGTTAGCAAATTAAATCCTAACTAATGTTATGTCAAGTTAACTTATATTAATGCTATGAAAACTGCACATATCAGCGAACGCATCTCGACAAGGCGCAAAGAACTTGGGTTTACCCAACAACAGCTTGCTGACAAGGTTCAGAAGTCGAGCGTCAGCGTCTTTAAGTGGGAAAACGGGCAGACAGAGCCTAAGGGTAAAAGCCTCTTTGCTCTTGCGGCTGCGCTTAGGTGCTCTCCTGCATGGTTGATGTTTGGTGATGAAGACAAGTCACCCGCTCCAGCCGATTCACTTCCAACCGAGCTTGACGAAAGGCAAAAGAGGCTTCTAGACCTGTTTGAATCACTTCCTGAATCCGAAAAAGAATCTATTATCAGTGAGTTAGAAGTAAGGGTTGATAACTTTAACCGCTTGTTCGAAGAACTACTTAAAGTAAGAAAAGACCGCCCCTCAAAAAAATAAAGGCAACCAATTCAAAGGGTTGCTTTTCTTATATCTGAAATACTAACTTTTGTTATTTTTTTCTTGCCATGAAAATTACCTTTAGTTATTCTTATCCCATCAACAGCAATCACGGCTCAGTGATACTTAGCAAAACGTTCCGCCAGCCGGGCGATAACGGCAAGGGAGAAGATGGTTAATCAACACTACGGCACTATGCCGGTAATTAGGCAATGCCTTGAACCTGGAATGATGGCGCTCCGCGATGGTTGCGCTTATCGAGTCTCAGCGATCCGCGGTAAACACGTTTACCTTCACTCAATGCGCGAGCAAATCCGCATTACTGATCATGTAGTCGAAGTTTTTCTTGATGGGTTCGGTAATCCCCTAACCCACTGACCCACTGACCCACCCTTTCAGACATTAATCAAACCCTCGTAATTGGCGACTAACAAGGCGCCGGGGATTTTTACGCCCTTTTACAGGAGAAATCGTGAACGCGTATTTCATGCATGACCCTATCGAAGAGCGCGCATGGCAAGACCACTACATACAAATAGCTCGTGAAGAGGAAGAAGCGGAGCTGGCCGACTTATACGATCGACAGATCAAGTTTCATCACCTTCACGCTCTACTCAGCAACACCCAAGCGGATAAAGCCGCCCTTACTGCAACCTTCGATGATGTGGATTTTCAGGAAAAGGCAGCCGAGTTCCTGCGGTATGCCGCCGAAACGCTCGCGGCCAAACAGACTGCAATTCACATGGATTTAAGGAGAGGATGAGATGGCCCTTTTCCAGCGAGCCACTAATACACAGGCTTTCCTTAAAGCCGGAATCATGGGTTTTGCCGGAGACGGCAAAACTTACACTGCCAGCGAACTGGCGATCGGCCTCGTCCTGTTGATGCGCCAGCGTGGGCTTGCAATGGGTGATAAGCCGGTAATGTTCCTTGATACCGAAACCGGTTCGGATTGGGTTAAACCCCGTTTCGATGCAGAGAACATTGAGCTTTATACAGCTAAAACGCGCGCGTTTGTGGATCTGCTTGCCGCTGTTAATGAAGCGGAACAAAGCGGTTCAGTTCTCATTATCGACTCCATCAGTCATTTCTGGACGTGCTTGTGTGATGAGTACGCAATGCGCCGCAAACGTAAGCGTGGCCTTGAATTCTCAGACTGGACGTGGCTGAAACAGGAATGGCGGCGCTTTACTGACCGTTTCGTTAACAGTCAGGCGCACATCATCATGTGTGGCCGTGCGGGCTATGAATATGACTTTTTCGAGAGCGACGACGGAAAGCGCCAGTTAGAGAAAACCGGTATCAAGATGAAAGCCGAAACCGAGACTGGTTATGAACCCTCGATTTTGGTCCAAATGGAAAAGCAAATGGATCTGGAGTCCGGGCAGGTATGGCGCACCGCGCGCATTCTTAAGGACCGCTCTACTCGCATCGACGGCCAGTCATTCGCGAATCCGACGTTTAAACACTTTCTGCCGCACATTGAGTTCCTTAACCTAGGCGGAACACATTTAGGCGTGGATACCTCTCGCGATAATGGCGAGCTGTTTGCCGATGATGGTTTGCCGACATGGCAAAAAGAGAAACGCGCGAAAGAGATCGCCCTCGATGAGATCGTCGAGCTGCTGAATAAACATCATGGCGGCACAAGTAACGACGCTAAACGCGCTAAAGCCGATCTTTTGGAACAGGTGTTCTGCTCTCGCTCCTGGGAGCGAATTAAGGGCATGGACTGGCCGACCATCAAAGCGGCCCGCTCCGCTCTATGGCTTCAACTGGAAGGGGCTCCTTACGAATTACCCGCTCCTTCTGGCGCGGAGAAAAGCGAACCAGATGCGGCTTACGATGAAGTGATCCCACAGTAATAACCGGGCCCACGCCCCGCTTTTTAGTAGTGAATTAAATTTTGTATTTTGACAGCGGCTTTCGGGCCGAGGAGGATTTCATGAGTGAAGTAGTGATGATTGTATCCCCTGGGAAATGGGTTGCGGAAGAACAGCTTATTGCGCTTAAAGGGTTCAAAAGAGGAACGTTGAAAAGAGCAAGGGAACAAAGCTTTCTTGAAGGCAAAGAGTACATACATGTCGCGCCTGATGGTCAGCCCTGGGATAACAGCCCCTGCTTTTATAACCTGGAAGAGATAGACCGCTGGATTGAACGACAGGCAATGGCAAAGCCACGTCGTTACTCCGCTTAAGTTCGTTTCAGTAAAAAGGAGTCGTAATGATTCAGTACCCAACGGGTGTGGAGAACCACGGCGGAAAACTCCGCATCTGGTTCCTCTACAAAGGGGTTAGAGTCAGGGAAAACTTGGGAGTCCCTGACTCCCCTAAAAACCGTAAAAAAGCCGGTGAGCTTCGCAATGCTATTTGTTATGCCATAAAAACGGGAACGTTTGATTATGCCGCGCAATTTCCGGACTCACACAATCTGGCCCGCTTCGGTGAAGCTAAACCCAACATTGATTTCGCCACCCTTACTGACAAATGGCTGTCGTTAAAGCAAATAGACGTCTGCAAGAACACTTACGTACGTTACAAGGCTGCCATTAAGAATGTAATGCCATACATCGGTGCCAGAACGTTCATCGCCTCGATCAATCAGGAGTTTTTACTCTCACTACGCAAGGAGCTACTAGTAGGTTTTCAACACCCTAAACACTGGCATACAGAACCAGTTAAGGGACGTACAGCCTCGACTGTTAACTACTATCTGCGAGTAGTAAACGGAGCATTAGAATTCGCTAAAAATAATGGCTATTTACCTTCAAACCCCATGCAAAACTTAGTGCCCTTGAAGAGAGCTAAATCTGACCCGGACCCGTTAACAAAAGATGAGTTTGAGCGCCTTATTGCCTGCTGTGACAACCGTCAGCTTAAAAACCTTTGGAGTCTCGCCGTTTTTACTGGAATGAGACATGGCGAATTATGTGCTCTGGCGTGGGAGGATATTGATCTCAAGGCTGGCACTATCACCGTCACAAGGAACTACACCTCAGCCCGGAATTTTACACCGCCCAAAACTGAGGCCGGAACAGACCGAAAGATCGTGTTGATTGATGCAGCTATTACGGTATTGCGAGACCAGGCCGAGCTGACCCGGCTCGGTAAGCAGCATGACATCAGCGTTACTCTTCGTGAGTACGGTAAGACGCGACTGGATAAATGCACGTTCGTCTTTAATCCGGGCATATATACCAAGAACCCGCATTGCGGGATTAACTATGCTACTGGTTCTCTGAACATGAGCTGGGCTTCGGCTATGAGGCGCGCCGGTATCCGACACAGGAAAGCGTACCAGTCCAGACATACATATGCCTGTTGGGCTCTTTCAGCGGGAGCTAATCCCAACTTTATTGCCGGGCAAATGGGCCATGCGAACGCGAGAATGGTGTATCAGGTTTACGGTAAATGGATGTCTGAAAACGATGCGGATCAGCTCTCTATCCTGAACAAAAGCATAACTGTAAATGCCCCACCCATGCCCCACAGCAAAACCGCTGAGTTGTAA